GGCAGCGGCAACCCGGAAGCCCACAACTACCTTGATGGCATGGACAAACCCTTCGGCTATCCCGGTGATGGATAATGGAATGGGTTCTAGGAGCGGTTGTCTTAGCTTTGGTGATTTGTCCACCAAAGTATGATCCTGCTATAAGATTGAAAGAATGGTTTCACAGTGGCAAGAGCTAGAAAAAAGACTGACCCAAACAAGGGTGGGGCTCTCCAAATGTCTTTCTTCATGCCAGAGTCTAAGTGGAAGCTCCCCAATATCTCTGACTTACCTTCTTGGAGAGGAGCGAAACGTGTTGCGATCGACGCTGAGACCTTCGACAGAGACCTCACCACCTTGGGTCCTGGGACCATGCGAGACGGACGCACGGTGGGATGGGCTTTTGCTATCGAAGGAGGCCCCAAGCATTACCTTCCCTTTCGGCACGAGGGTGGTGATAACCTTCCGGAGGAAGCAGTCCTTGGTTATTTACGGCACCAGCTCAAAGACTTTGATGGAGAGTTGGTTGGGGCCAATCGCGCATATGACTATGACTATGCACTGAACGATGATCTGAAGTTTCATCCTGACGTGAAGTTCAGGGACGTTCAGATCGCGGCTCCTCTAATCAACGAGTTGCATCGCAGCTATAGTCTTAAGAACATAGGAGAGAGACTTGGCATAGAAGCTAAGGACGAGGAACAACTCTACGAGGCTGCTCGCTCTCTAGGGCTTGATCCAAAGAGAGGTCTGTGGCGGATGCCGGGGAGGTATGTCGGTGAATATGCTGAGCAAGACGTTGCGAGCCCTCTGGAGATCTATCGCCGACAGCGGGATATCATTGAGTCTCAAGGACTACAGCAGATCTTTGATGTTGAGTCCGACCTGCTACCAGTTCTCATTAAAATGCGACGTCGTGGTGTTCGGATTGACCAGGACAAACTCCAGCAGATCTCAGACTGGTCGGTAGAGCAAGAGAAGCAAGCCTCCGCGTTAATTAAGCGAGAGACAGGAGTCGAAGTAGGGTTCGGTAATTTCTGGAAGCCCGGTGTTCTTGCTCCTGCTTTGGAAGAAATAGGTCTTCGACTGCACAAGACCAGCACAGGCGCACCGCAGATCGATAAGTCTGTGCTATCCTACGATCATCCAGTTGCGAAAGCTATTCTCAGGGGTCGTAAGGTCAGCAAGATAGGTCAGTTCAGAGACTCTATAGAGAAGTATCTCGTCAACGGTAGAATACACTGTTCTTTCCGTCAGATGGCAACTACGCAGGAGGGTAGTGATGAGGACTCAACTGTTGGAGTTCGATACGGAAGGCTCTCCGCCGCAGATCCTAACCTTCAACAGCAACCTAGCCCTGATCGCGACCCTGAGATCGCTGGCGAGTGGCGGAAGATATTCATCCCTGAGGATGGCGCGATCTGGGGCTGTAATGACTATTCGCAGCAAGAGCCCCGATGGACGACTCACTTTGCGGCGGTTATGGATCTACCCAAGGCCCAAGAGGCTGCTCGTCGGTATCGTGAGGATCCTTCTACAGACAACCACGAAATGATGACACGGCTCATCCATGGTGATGAGCAGGTAGAGAGATGGCTACAAGAAGAGCCGAAGCTGTTCAAGGTAAATCGCGGTTACTCCAAGAATATCTTTCTTGGACTGTGCTACGGTGAGGGTGGAGCCAAGCTCTGCCACGACATCGGCCAGCCCACCCTCTGGGCACATATATCTGGATGGGGTCGTAAGCGTGAGATCATCAAGTTTGCGAACAAGATGGATGCAATGGCCGCGAGAGCAGAGCTCGGTTCTGGATATGTCAAGGAGATAGCTGGTGATGAAGGTCAAGCTATCCTTGATAATTTTGATACAGAGGTTCCGTATGTCAGAGAACTTGCCAACAGAGCTTCAGATGCAGCGAATGCTCGTGGTTTCGTAAAGACCATCCTTGGCCGGCGACTTCATTTTGAGCAACGTGAAGATGGCAGCTATGACTTTACGCACAAGTCGCTCAATCGCGTTATTCAAGGATCCTCGGCTGACCAGACTAAGCTCGCTATTGTTGAGCTCGATCGCGCTGGCTACTTCATCCAGCTACAGGTTCATGACGAGACGGATGGCAGCTTCGGATCTGTTGAAGAAGCTAGGGCAGCAGGTGACATCATGCGCGACTGCATCCTTGATTATTGCAATCCGCAGGTTCCTTTCAAAGTGGATACAGAGTGTGGACCAAGCTGGGGAGAGATCAAGTGAAAGTTAAATACAGTGAGATTACAAATCCTTATGACGATATGATCTATATGATCAGACAGGTCTACAGAAATTTCTTTTCATCGAAGATTGAATACTTCGTGATGGACGCAGCAACTCTAGATGCTCTGCGGAAGGGAGCCCAATCGAAGAGTGGGTTCACTGAGCTTGAAAGTCACTCGAGAATCTGGACCTTTCACGGCATACCGATCGCAACTGTAAGTCAGTCGGGACCTATCGACCAGCACTTCGTCACTGTTGTTCATGGCTATGAGGAGATAGGCGCATGATACTTTCTGGTAAGACTATCAGAAATATGACGATCATTCATCCACACAAGGAGAGGACGAGAGTTCACGGAATGACCTACGGTGAGGGACCGGCGGGTTACGATGTCCGACTTGATCTTGGAACCAACATAGACGGATCTTCAAGAACAGAACATAGTCTCTGGCCTGGAGAGTTCATGCTGTCCGCTACCGTGGAGAAATTCTTGATGCCGAAGAATGTTCTCGGCATCGTTCACGACAAGTCTACTTGGGCCAGACAAGGAATCGCTTGTCAGAACACAGTCATCGAACCGGGCTGGCGTGGCTATCTCACCTTAGAGATCACTAACCATGGCAGGATTCCAATCAAGTTCGAATCTGGTATGCCAATCGCTCAGGTTGTCTTTCACTTCGTCGATCAGATGACCGATGGATACGAGGGAAAATATCAGGACCAGGAAGCCGGACCGCAGAGCGCGCGGCACGACGCCTAGAGCTTGTCTGTGCCTACTGGTGCTGCTAATGTAGGGTTCACGGGAAATGTCAGAAGCCAGCATGAGATCTAACTTCGTTAAGAAGCTAACGCCTCTTGACGCAGTATCTATCGAGTCTCCCAAAACGGGTATCGGCATTCCAGATGTAAATTGCATTGGAGCATGGTTCGAATGCAAGTGGCTAAGAAGGTGGCCGAAGGGATGCGAGACAAATCCAGTGAAGTTCGAACACCCGCTGATGAAGGAGCAAGGTCTATGGCTTTATCGTCGATCAATGCGTGGTGGATTAGCCATGTGCGTCTGTCAAGTTGGTGGACGAGAGTGGTTCTTTTTCAGCGGCTATACCATCCGGGATCATTTCGATCAGATGACAAGGCCACAAATGATCGAGCAGGCTGTGCTCTACATGCCAAAAGGGCTAGAAGTCCAGAGGTTGATTGACTATGTCAGAGACTATAGAGGGGGAGACACAGAAGTCAATTGATTTCCTCAAGAAGTGGAAGTCTGACGGCCCGTGGAACTTGATGGCAATCAGCCCGGACCGTAAGTCGATTGACTCTGCGACTCTGACTACCACCGAAGCTGCCTTCTCTTGGGTTGAGAAGCACAACGGAAAGATGAATATCTATTTTCTGGTGAACACACCAACGGATGCGTTCAACCAGAAGGATGACCCAAAGAACAAGAAGAAAGCAGGTAAGGTAGACATAGAGTCAGCGAACTGGCTTCATGTAGATGTTGATCCTGAGGACAACGCTGACGTAGATGACGAGCAGCGTCGGATACTAGACCTGTTCACTGATCGTCTGCCGAAAGGCATTCCTGACCCTACCGTCATCATATATTCTGGTGGTGGATTTCAGGCTTTCTGGAAGCTGAGAACTCCATATAAACTGGAGGGGACAGTTACCAAGTGCGAGGAGTTTGAGCTCTACAACAAGAGAATGGAGCAGGTCTTTCAGGGAGACCACTGTCACAACGTCGACCGCATCATGCGTCTCCCGGGGACAATCAATATCCCTGACGCAAAGAAACGCAAGAAGGGTAGAACGGAGAAGCTGGCTCGGCTGATCCAGTTCAACAATAAACAGTATGAGATTGATGATTTCAAGAGAGCTCAGTCTGTTCAGACTTCTAGCGATGGTGTAGGCAGCACTCACGCTGGAACAACTCTAGATATACCCGGCAACATCGAGAGAGTTCAAGATGTCTCAGAGCTTGATGAATGGAACGTCCCTGATCGCGTTAAGGTCATCATGGTCCAGGGACATCACCCAGATCAGCCCAAGGAGAAGGATAACTCCAGATCAGCGTGGCTCTTCGACTTTGTATGTTCGCTCGCAAGATGTGGCGTTCCCGACGGAGTTATCTACGCCATTGTCACTGATCCCGAGTGGGGTATTTCTAGCAGCGTTGTGGAGCTTAAAGGAGGGGGTGATCGTTACGCCAGACGTCAGATACAACGCGCTAAGGAATACTCTGAAGATCCCAACTTAACATTCATGAACGACCGACACGCCGTGATCGGAAATATCAGCGGTAAGTGTGTCGTGATCGAAGAGATGCCGGACGATGTTCTGAAGCGTGCCAAGCTGACCATGTCTTCATTCGATAACATCAAGAACAGATATTCTCATATGAGAGTAGTCGTCGGACAGACCAAGGACGGTGCTGATCAAACTGTGAAACTCGGCGACTACTGGTTGGGTCACAGGATGCGTCGTCAGTATGATACGATGAAGTTCATGCCACAAGGTGATGTTCCCGGTGTCTATAATCTATGGCGAGGGTTTAACTTTGAACCCAAGCCTGGAGACTGTTCACTCTACCTACAGCACATCTTCGAGAACATCTGCAACAGCAGTCAGGAGATATATGACTATGTGATAGGATGGATGGCTCGGACAATACAAGAACCGGCCACCCCAGGACAAACCGCGATAGTGCTGCGGGGTGGTAAGGGCACGGGCAAGTCCATATTTGCCACAGTGTTCGGCAAGATATTCGGAAGGCACTGTCTCCATGTTTCCAACCCATCCCACTTAGTCGGAAACTTCAATGCTCACCTGAGAGATGCACTGGTT